AGATCGCGCTCGCCCGTGGTGGATCGCGCATGGAAATTCCGCAAAAAGCCGAGGGATCGATCCTCGCGGAAATCGTCGGCATTGACGCGGCGCGCAAGATCGTGAATGACTTGGCGGGTGAGCGGATCGAGATTCCTGTCGGCAACCGCTCAGTCAATGACTGGCTCCGCGAGAATACGGACTGGTCGCAGGAAAAGAGAGCCGTGAGGCTCCGCGTCGGTCGCCGCACGATCCAGCGCTGGGACGCCGGCAACCAGCCCTCCATGCAGCCCGATCTTTTCGACAAGGCATCCTGAAAACCGGCGTCACTTGACGCCCTGATATTCCCTCGCCGCATCCCGCACGATGCAGCATGGATAGACCCACCGTACCTGTTCCGCATGGTGCCGCCGGCCGCCCGCAAAGCGCCGGCGGCGCTGCCGTGCGCGACATGGCGATCGACTTCGCAATGTCACACGAAGGTGGGCTTGTCGATCACCCGGCAGACCCCGGCGGCGTCACGAATTACGGCGTGTCGCTTCGTTACGCGCGCGACCAGGGCGTCATCCGTGGCGTGCGCGGGCAAATCGTTCTGAACTTCGATCTCGACCGCGACGGCGACATCGATGCCGACGACATCCGGGCGCTGACCGCCGACCAGGCGCGTCACGTCTATGCCGATATATGGGGCCGCTTTGAGTTTCCGGATATCGCCGACCGGTTCGTTGCCACCAAGTTTTTCGACCTGACCTTGCCGATGGGATACGGCGGTGCCAGCCGCGTCGTACAGCGCGCCATGCGCGCCTGCCGCTTCGACGTATTCGAGGACGGCTTTGTCGGCCCGGTGACGCGGCGCGCGATGAACAAGGCCACGGAATGGAACGCGGCCGCAACCATGGCCGCGATCTGCGCCGAGGCGGCGGGATATTTCCGCGACCTCGACGCGCCGGAATTCGAGGAAGGCTGGCTTAACCGGGCTTACCACTGGCCCTGACAAAAGGAGTTACGACGATGAATAGGTTTGGAATCTTCACGGTGGCACTGGCGGTGATCGCCATTGTCTGCCTGCCGCTTTTGGGCGGCTGTTCGTTTCTCGACAAACAGGCGGACAAGCAACTCGGTCCGGCGTGCACCGAACAGGCGCGCTTTGCCCGTGCCGGCATGCTGACCGACATGCTCGACAAACGTTATGGCGAGGAATTTCCCGCGGCGGTGTCGCGGCTTCGCGACAAGGTCAAGATCATGGGCATGGCATTGATTGCCGGCGACGGACTGGATGCCGCCGGTGACAGCTACAAGGCTGACTTCGTTTCCTTGGCGGGGCTGGTGTTGGCGAAGCGCGGAATCAAGACGGCGCTCGGCGGGTATTCCGATGCCGTCGACCGGCTCAAGACCCTGCCGGAGCTGGTCGCCGACATCAACGAGATCGAGGCGCGGGTACGTATTGCCTGCGCCACCGAAACCGGCGGCTAGGAGCACTGCCGTGAGTTTCGTCAACAACAAGACCAAGGCCGGCGGGCACCCTGAATGCCCGCCGGTCGTTGCCGACCTGATTTACCAGCGCCTCTCGGCACTCGCCTATCAGGCCGAGGACGTGGTCCGGTTTGAGATCGGCAGGTTTGGCTACAAGCTGATCGAGCACATCCACGACGAGGCCACCGGCGCCGACGCGATCGTCGTTGCGAACGAGGCCGAAGTCGTCGTCGCTTTCAGAGGCACTCAAAAGAACTACGCCGACATCATGACGGACCTGAAGTTCCGAAAGTGTGGCTTCATGACGTCAGCTGATGGTGTCGAATGCCGGGTGCATCGCGGCTTCGCCGATCAATGGCGTGCGATCCGCGAGCAGGTATTTCTGGCCGTGCAGACCGCCGCCGCCGGACGCCGGCGGATTGTCGCGACCGGACATTCCCTGGGCGGCGCACTCGCCGTTCTGTGTTCGATCGCTTATCGCCTGGTCGATACCTGCATCACCTTCGGTGCGCCGCGCGTCGGCGATATCGGCGTGGTCGCGGCAATGGCGGCCGGCACGGCGGAACATCGCCGTTATGTGTTCGGCGCTGACGTGGTGCCGGCGGTACCGCTGATGACCATGAGCTACCGCCACGACTGCAGGCCCATCTATTTGACCCGCAAAGGCCGGGCGATCCGCAACTGCCCTTTATGGCGCGAGCTGCTCGGCCGTGCTCGATCACTGCTGACCCTCAATTGGTCGAAAGGCTGGACCGTGTGCCCGATTCCGGCACGCATGTTCACCGATCATCGGATCGGCGAATACGGACACGCCATCGCGAGGACGTCCTGGAAATGACCGACATCATCGATCGCGCCCAGGCATTGGAGCAGCGCCAACGAGACGCGGCGCTCCGCCGACGTGTGCCGCGGCCACAATCTGGCCGCAAGGACTGTATCGACTGTGAAGTGGAAATACCTGAAGCGCGGCGCGCGGCCTGCCCTGGAGCAGACCGTTGCATCGACTGTCAGGAAATCTGGGAGAAGGCCTCATGAGCCTCACGTTTGAACAATGGTGCATGTTGGCGATGACCGTCACGACGTTTCTGATGCTTTGCTGGAACGTCTGGTGGTCGAAGCGGATGGAGAAACGCGCGAGCATCATGAAACACAGTGAGCGCCTCGAAGAGCACGGCGTCCGGATCATCAAGCTCGAAGCGGCGGTCGGGAATATCCCAACAAGGGTAGCCTCGCATCAGGACGTCGACGTCGTCCACAAGCGCGTCACTGAGGTCAAGGCCGATGTGAAAGGCATGATGCGAGACGTCGGCGAGCTAATGGGCTCCGTCAACGGGATGCGGAAAACACTGTCCGCGATCAACGAAGCTCTGCTGAAAAAGGAATAGCGCTAATGAGCAAATCCAGAGAATGGCTCGTCGAACACATCCGCCTGGCGATCCTTGAAACCATCGATCTCGATCCCGGACATTCCTGCAACCATGTCATCATCGCGCATGCCCTCGAAAGCAGCCGCGCATTCTCGCTCGCCGATGAGGAAGTAAAGGAACACCTGGAATGGCTGGCCGGTAAGGATCTCGTCGTGACGGAAACGGTCGGCCAGTTCCGGATCGCGCGCCTGACCACGGACGGCGAACGCGCGGCGCGCGGTTTGAAGGTTGTCAAAGGCGTCGCCAAGCCCGATCCGAGAGGCGAGTGAGATATGCCTCAGAAGTCCTCCATAGAAACCCAGCTGAGCGAAGAGCAGCTCGACATTCTCACCAAGAAAATTGGAACGGGGAAGTGGTCGGTCGATGGCCTCAAGGATCTGCTCGGCGAGTGGGGATACGAAATATCCAGATCCGCCACGCACCGGCACATACAGAAGGTCGAGGACAAGCTTAAAGAGGACGCGGACGCGCTCCGCGAGTCCCGGATGATTGTCGAGGCGCTCGGCAAGGAGCTGGGCGATTCCGAAACGCTCGGCGAGCAAGGCCGGCTGCTTGTCGAAATGGCGAGGAACCTGACGTTCGATTTAATTCGAAAGGTCCGGCAAGAAAACAGGACGCTCGATCCGAAAGACATCGCCATGCTCGGCAAAGGTCTTGCCGAAATGGGCCGCGCGCTGCGCCTCGATCAGGATTTTGAAACGAACATCCGCAAACAGATCGAGAGGGAAATCAAGGAACAGGCTGCCGATGCCGTTGACGCGGCTGTCGCCGGAGAGAAAGGCTTGTCCGCGGAGACGGCCGAGATGATCAAAAACAAAATCCTCGGGACCGCATGACCGAACCTGTGCAATTTCCAGAAGCTGAGGACGGGAGCGCGCCGACGCTCCCGCCGTCGTTCGCGAAGAAGCCCGAGGGCGTGCTGCTCGGGTATCAGCGTAAGGCGTTCGAGTTGCTGTCGACGACAGCACTTCTCGTCATCGAGAAATCACGCCGCATTGGTATGACGTGGGCGCTGGCGGCAAAAGCCGCGCTGTTGTCTGCCATGGCCCGCAGTGCCAACGGCATGGACACGCTCTATATCGGCTACAACCTCGATATGGCGCGGGAATTCATCGACACCTGCGGAATGTGGGCGCGCGCGTTCAATCATGCATGCAGCGATGTCCAGGAGTTCATGTTCGAGGACGACGCAGATCCGGACAAGCACATCAAGGCGTTTCGAATTACATTCGCATCCGGTTTCGAGATCATGGCCCTGTCGTCCAAGCCGCGATCGCTTCGCGGCCGCCAAGGCTTTGTTATTATCGACGAGGCGGCCTTCCACGATGATCTTGAAGAACTCTTGAAGGCCGCTTTGGCGCTCCTTATTTGGGGCGGGCAGGTCTGCATCATCTCGACGCATGACGGCGCGGACAATGCCTTCAACGAACTGATCGGCGAGATCCGCGCAAAGAAGCGGTCGGGCAAGATCCTGCGCGTCGATTTCGACGATGCGCTGAAGGACGGCCTCTACAAGCGGATATGCCTGGTCAACGGCAAGGAATGGACCGAGGACGGCGAAAGGGTATGGCGCCAGGAAGTCGTCGATTTTTACGGCGAGGCTGCCAACGAAGAGCTTTTCTGTGTGCCCCGTCGTGGCGGCGGTCAGCCGCTGACACGCGCGCTGATCGAGGCGTGCCAAGTTGAGGTGCCTGTATTCCGTTGGGCGTGCAAGGACGGGTTCGCCCTCCAGGACGCGGCGAGCCGAAAGAAGGAAGCAATGGATTGGTTCGAGGCGACGATGCTCGATCACCTCGACGCTCTCGATATGTCGATGCCCTCATTCTTCGGAGAAGATTTTGGCCGCTTTTCCGATTTGACTGTTATCTGGCCGCTGCAGCTGGCGCAGAACATGAACCGGAAAACGCCGTTCACGGTCGAGCTTCGGAATGTCCCGTTCGAGCAGCAGCGACAAATTCTCTTTTTCGTCGTGGACGCGCTGCCACGTTTTCAGCGGGGCGCTATGGATGCAGGGGGCAATGGTTCTTATCTGGCCGAGGTGGCATGGCAGAAGTACGGCGCGCGGCGGATCGAAAAAGTATCGCTGCACACTAACTGGTACCGCGACAATATGCCGGCGTTCACGGCAGCCTTCGAAGACCGCTCAATTGACGTGCCGAGAGATCGGGACACGATGGACGATCTGCGCGCGCTTCGCGAAATCAACGGCGTTACCATGCTGCCGGCTGTCCGGACAAAAGGTTCTGACCGGATGTTGCGGCATGGAGATTCGGCCATTGCAGCCGCGCTCGCATGGTACGCGTCCAGTGGTGAGATCACCGAATACGACTACACCCCCGCGAAGATTCCGGGCCGCACGACGCCGGCGGATCGCTGGCGCATGCGGATGACGGATGATGACGATGAATTCAGAGACGACGCCTGGAGCAAAGGAGCGTGGTGATGCTTTACGATCAGTTCAACCGTCCGATCGACACCAGCAAGCTGAAGCAAGAGCAAGCGGCCCCGGAAATGATGGGCGTCCGCAGCGCCTGGTCGACACACCCGTCCGATGGATTGACGCCGGTGCGCCTGGCCCGGCTGCTCCGCGAATCCGAAAACGGAGATCCCGCAAACTACTTGGCGTTGGCCGAAGATATGGAAGAGAAGGATCTGCATTATCAGGCTGTCCTCGGCACGCGGAAGCGAGCTGTCTCCCAGCTGCAGATCACCGTGGAGCCTGCCGACGACAGCGACGAGGCGGAAAAGGACGCCGAGTTGGTGCGTTCGTTCGTGCGCCGGGAAGTTATCCAGGACGAGCTTTTCGATATCCTTGACGCGGTCGGTAAGGGCTTCTCGATCACCGAGATCATTTGGGACGTGAGCGAGCGGCAATGGATGCCGAGCGAGCTGCGCTGGGTTGATCCGCGGTTCCTCGACTTCGACCGGGTCGACCGCCGTACGCCGTTGCTCAAGACGGCCGAGGGACCGGTGCCGCTGGCCCCGTTTAAATTCGTGCGCGCCGAGATCAAGGCCAAGTCCGGCCTGCCGATCCGCAGCGGCATCGCGCGGGGTGCGGCGTGGGCGTACCTGTTCAAGAATTTCGACATCAAGGCGTGGGTCCAGTTTGCCGAGATCTATGGCCAGCCGCTGCGCGTCGGTAAATATGGTCCCGATGCAACGGACGAGGATCGCCGAAAACTGCTTCGCGCCGTCGCGAACATTGGCACCGATGCCGCCGCCATCATCCCCGAGAGCATGCTGCTCGAATTCATCAAGGCCGACCAGAAAGCCTCGGCCGATATGTACAAGCAGCTTGCCGAGTATATGGAGCGGCAGATCTCCAAGGCCGTGCTTGGGCAGACCACGACAACGGACGCGATCTCCGGCGGGCACGCTGTGTCCAAGGAGCACAACGAGGTGCGCGGCGACATCGAGCAGGCCGATGCCAACCAGCTCGGCGCAATCCTGAAGCGCGACATTGCACGGCCGATCATTGACCTCAACCACGGCCCGCGGCGCGCATATCCGTCAATCACCATTGGCCGAGCCGAGCAGGTTGACCAGAAACAGTACGCCGAGAACATCGAGCGCTTGGCCAAGGTCGGCATGCCGATCTCCATATCGGACGTGCAGGACAAGATGAGCCTGAAGGCACCGGAAAGCGAACAGGACACGTTGCGCGTACCCGCGTCGGCGGCGAGCGAACCGGCCGCCCCGCCCGCGACGGCCACGGCCAAGTCCACAGACGTCGGCGGACAGGACGCCATCCAGGAACTGATCGCGGAACTCGCTGAAGGCGATGAGTTCGCCGAAATCATGGCGCCGGTCACCGGCCCGCTCGAAGACCTGCTGGCCACGGCGGAGAGTTACGAAGAGTTTACCGCCGCGCTCGCTTCCCGGCTCACGGACATGGACCCCAAAGCTGCCGCCGAGGCGATAGCCCGCGTCCGCTTCGCAAGCCGCCTGGCTGGTGAAGTCGGCGCCGATATCGGTAACGACGGGTAAGCCCAATGCCGGCGCCGGTTCTCAAATCCCTTCCGCCAAAAGAGGCCGTGGAATTCTTTCGCAAGAAAGGCTACGCGATCGGCTTCAGTTGGCGCGATGTTTGGAAAGAGGAACATGCCGTTGCCTTCACAGTCGCCAAGGCCATGCGGATCGACATCCTCGAAGACATCCGCCAGGCCACCGACAAGGCAATAGCCAAGGGCATTGCGTTTGGCGAATTCAAGAAGCAGCTGGCACCGGTGCTGCAGGCCAAGGGCTGGTGGGGCCGCAAGAAAATCGAAGACCCGCTCGACGGCAAGATGAAGTCGGCAACACTCGGATCGAACAGACGGTTGCGGACGATCTACGATACGAATATGCGCATGGCACATGCTGCCGGCAGATGGGAGCGCATCGAGCGGCTGAAGGACCGGCGTCCTTATCTGCGCTATATTGCTGTCCAGGACGAGAGAACGCGGCAAACGCACCGTGCCTGGCATGGCACCGTTCTGCCGGCGGATCATGATTTCTGGAACAGCCACTACCCGCCCAACGGCTGGCGCTGCCGCTGCACGGTCCAGCAGCTGTCTGAGTCCGACCTGAAGAGATACGGACACAAGGTTTCGCCGCGAGCGCCGGATCTCGGCACCCGAGATATAGTCGATCGTCGCAACGGTGTCGTGCACAGCGTCCCGCGCGGCATCGATCTCGGCTTTGACTACAATGTCGGCAAGGCCAGGCTGCGCGCCTTCACGCCGCCGCCGATCGGCGGGCTGCCGCAATCGTTCCCGCCGGGCGTCGGTCTGCCGGATCTGCCGGCGCCGCGCGCGGCCGATGCCAGCAATATTCTCCCCGGTGGTCTGAAGGACGATGCCTACATCGATTCGTTTCTGACCTCGTTCGGCGCCAGGCGCGGTGGCCCCGGCGTTATTTTCACCGACAAGGCCGGCGAGGATCTGGTGATCTCCGAGGATCTTTTCCGAGATACGAACGGGGGGCTTAAGCTGCACAAGGGGCCGCGCAAGCTATTCCTGCCGCTGGTCGCGAGGACGCTTAGAGAACCGGATGAGATCTGGTGGATATGGCATCAGGACAACAAGAATGCGGACCGATGGTTCCTGCGTCGGCGGTATATCGCGCGCTTTGACGTCGATGGCCGGCAACGACCCGGGCTCGTCGTCTTCGAGCATGGGCAGGACGGCTGGACCGGCACCACCGCGTTCGCACCGAATGCCGACCGCAGCCCTGCCAGTCAAAACCGGAGTCTCGATAGCCAGCGAGCCGGCACGCTGGCATATCGCCGGAAATAAAAAACCCCCGAAGACGGCTCCGGGGGTTGTTCGCCGATATCTTTGTCGCGTCTCCGTCCGCACGCTACCGGTTACTGACGCAAATATAGCCGACCTTGCCGAAAAAATCGACCCCGAATAAAATCGCGCCACAACGCCACGCGGCCTCTTAGCAGGCCCGATCCCCCGCCAAAACCCGAGATAGCACCTCTTAGACCTCTTAAAAGCTCTTTGTCGCCGTTCTAAGGTCGATCTGAAGGCGGGAATAGACGCGCCCGATAACTTGCGCTATGAGTCGCACACTCCATCAACCCCTGAATTTTCTCCCAGCCGCACGGTCGGGCGTCACGTGACGCCCTTATACCCGCCCGCGCGAACCATGATGATGCCGCATGCATTCAAGGCGGGATTGCCAGAATTTTTGCGGACGGAGACACATCATGCATTCAGGGTCCGGTGACAAAAGCCGAACCGACCAGGCCCCGGCGCTTCTGAGCGCCGGGTCTTCGGTTGTCGCGATGTGCGATGCATCGGCGGATGCACGAACCGCTGTTTGCGCCGTCGAATTGCCGGCCGAGCCGCCCGAGTGGATTCATCTCATGACGCCCGGCCAATTGAATGCGCGCGACGGCCGCCGTTTTCTTCTGCGAGATCCGGGGGCCGTGGTTCAGGCGTCGCTTGCCGTCTCGCGGGAACTCGTCATCGACTACGAACACCAGACGGACCTCGCTCCCAAGAATGGCCAACCGGCGCCAGCCGCTGGATGGATCAAGGATCTGGCGGTGCGTGCCGACGGTATATGGGGCCGCGTCAAGTGGAACGACCGTGCCGCCGAGATGATCCGCGCCCGCGAATACCGTTTTCTTTCGCCTACCTTTACGCACACCCCGGACGCATCGCATGAGGTGAAGATCATCCTTCGTGCGGCTCTGACCAATAACCCGGCGCTTGAGCTGACGGCTCTCGCCACCAACCAAGACGGAGACCCTGTTATGGAGAAGTTTTTGCTCGCCCTCGCCAAGGCTCTCGGCCTCGGCGACGATGCTGACCAGGATCAGGTCCTGGCGGCGTTGAACGCAAAGCTCGGCGATCTCGCCTTGCTGACCGCCCTCGCCACCGCTGTTCGCGGCGCGCTCGATCTGGACGATAATGCCGACGAGAAGGCCATCGCCACCGCGATCGACGGTCTCAAACAAAATGTTGCCACCGCGTCTGCCAGTGCTGACCCGGACCCGGCCAAGTTCGTGCCGATCGCACAGGTCACGGAATTGAGCAATCAGATCGCCACCCTCACGGCTTCACTCAACGACGACAAGGCGACCGCCGCCGTCGACCAGGCGATGAAGGACGGGAAGCTGCCGCCGGCGCTGAAGGACTGGGGTACGGATTATGCCAAGCGCGATCTTGCCGGCTTCGTGGCTTATTGCAGCGCCAATCCGGTACTCGTCAAGCCTGGCTCGGACGTCCCGAACACTGCACCGAAAGTCGCCGCTGGCGAGCTGGGCGAAGCCGACAAGTCGATCTGCGCCGCGCTCGGTGTGAACACGGAAGCCTATCTGAAAACCCGCAAGACTGAACTGGAGGCCTCGGCATGACCGCCCTCGCCAAAGACAAGAACACGCCCGAAAAAATCGGCGATCTCCGGGTTGATCCGGTTGCCGCCGCCGCCACGATCTTCGCCGGCGCACTCGTTTGCCTGGACGCGGCCGGTAACGCCGTGCCCGGCGCCACTGCCGTGAACCTGAAGGCGCGCGGCCGTGCCGAGGAAGCCGTCGACAATTCCGCCGGCGTCGCAGGCGCAAAGACCGTGAAGACCAAGCGCGGCACCTTCCGCTTCGAGAACTCGGCGGGCGGCGACGAGATCACCGCAACCGACATCGAAAAGGTCTGCTACATCGTCGACGATCAGACCGTCGCCAAGACGGATGGCGCCGGCACGCGCTCGGTCGCCGGCAAGGTGGTTTCCGTCGAAACCGCCGGTGTTTATGTGGAGGTCGGTCCGCCCGAGATGCCGCTGGCGCTCGGTACGCCGGTCATCACGGTTGCCGCTGCGGTTGGCGACGTTATCAACGTCTCCATTCAGCTGAAGGATGCAGCCGGTGCGGATCTCGCGGTGCGGGGCGCATTGATCGCTTATCTCTCAGACGATGCCAACGGCGACAGTGTTGCCGGCACCGCACCTGATACCGTTGCGATCGGCACCGATGGCCTGGCCATTCCGCTGGTTGCCGGCAAGGCCTTCCAGCTGGTCAGCGAGGCCGATGGCGACATCGACATCGATATCACCGAAGACGGTGCCGACACCTGGTATCTGATTCTTGTCCTTCCCGATGGTCGCCTGGTTGCCAGCGACGCCATCACCTTCGCCTGAGGAGCATGACAACATGGAAGTTAACGCACAAAACCTGACCGGTCTCCGCACCGCGTTCAGCACGATCTTCAACCAGCATTTCGAAGCGGTTGAAACGACCTGGGGTAAGATTGCGATGGAAGTCCCGTCGACGACGCGGGAAAACGACTATCGCTGGATGAAGAAGCTCAAGGGCATGACCGAATGGATCGGCCAGCGCCAGATCCAGAGCCTCGCCCAGGAAGGCTTCAAGATCGTCAACCGGTCATTCGAAAACACGGTCGGTGTCGACCGCGACGATATCCGCGACGACACCTATGGCGTCTATAATCCGCTGATGGCCGATCTCGGTCAAACCGCGGCGGAATTCCCGGACCAGCTGGTCTGGCCGCTGCTCAATGCCGGCTTCACGACTGAGTGCTATGACGGCCAGTATTTCTTCGATACCGATCATCCGGTTCTCGACGTCAATGGCACCGAGCAGTCAGTGTCGAACTTCCAGGGCGGCAGCGGCACGCCGTGGTATCTGCTCGATGTCACCCGCGCCATCAAACCGTTCATTTTCCAGAACCGTGAAAAGCCGATGTTCGTCGCCAAGGACGATCCGGAAGATGATCGCGTCTTCATGAACAAGGAATTCGTCTACGGCGCCGACTGCCGCTGCAACGCCGGATACGGCCTTTGGCAACTCGCCTACGCGTCGAAGGAAGACCTGACCATCGCCAATTATGCGGCGGCTCGTGCCGCGATGATGGACATGAAAGGCGATAACGACCGGCCGTTGCGCCTGCGCCCGACGCTTCTCGTCGTGCCCGGCTCGCTGGAAAAGAAAGCCCGAGATGTGCTCATCGCCCAGCGCGAGGCCAACGGCAAGGATAACACCTACGCCGGCACCGCTGAGCTGCACGTCGAACAGCTTCTCGCGGCCTGATCGGGAGCGGAATGATGGCAAAAGAAAAAAGCCTTCTGGTGCCGGTTATCGCGATTGCCGCGATCGCCGGCGCCTTCCGCCGCTGTGGCCATGCTTTTGGCAAGGAACTGCAGCACTTCGCCCTGGACTACTTCACCGAAGACCAGGGGCGTGTCCTCGAAGCCGAACCGAAGCTCACCCTGCGCATGGCCAACGTCGATCCGGCGATCGTTCATGTAATCGGCTATGAGCCGGATGCCGGTGACGGAGCAGCGGAGACACCGACCGAACCGGAGACGCCGACCGAGCCGGAGACGCCGACCGAACCGGAGACGCCGACCGAACCGGAGACGCCGACCGAACCGGAAACGCCGACCGAACCGGAAACGCCGACCGAACCGGAGACGCCGACCGAACCGGAAACGCCGACCGAACCGGAAACGCCGACCGAACCGGAGACGCCGACCGAACCGGAGACGCCGACCGAACCGGAAACGCCGACCGAACCGGAAACGCCGACCGAACCGGAAACGCCGACCGCGCCGACCGCAAACAAGAAGCCTGTTGCCAAGACGAAAACCGCCAAGGCGAAGGGCAAGTAATACACCGCGAGCGGGCTTTGATCCGGACGCACCGGCGGGGTGCTAAGGGGAGCCACAAGAGGAAAGCCCACACGGGCGAAATCGTCCGGTCGAGGGGAGCCGTCCCGAACCTCGGCCGGGCGTCTGATTTAAGGAACCTGGTAACATCGTGACCGACTACTGCACCGCCGCTGATCTGAATTTGCGCTTCGGCGCGGAGGAAATGCTTGAGCTGACCGATCGGGACGCCGATGGCGTTGCCGATGCCGGCGTTCTCGACGCGGCGATCACCGATGCCGGCAATACGATCGACAGTTATATTTCGAGGCGCTACGACCTGCCGCTGTCCACGGTACCGGCGCGCCTGCTCAAGATCGCCTGCGATTTGGTTCGCTATGATCTACATAAGGAAGACCCGCCCGAGCGCGTTACGGCCGCATTCAAAGACGCCATGGCCGCGCTGCGCGATATTGCTGCCGGGCGCGCTGTCCTCGATGTCGCCGGTGCCGAGCCGACCGGCGCCAAGGACGATGTCATCGTTGAAGGCCCCGGTCGAATTTTCAACGAAGACACCATGGGGGGCTTCTGACATGGCCGGCGCTGCCCTCGAAATCAGATCCAGCGTTCACGGCGTTCACGCCATCGAGCGCAAGCTTAACGGCATCATTGCCGGCGTCGAGGACGCCGAACCGTTGTTCGATGAGATCGGCGGCATCATGGTCGCGTCGACCCAGCATAATTTCGAGAGTGGCAAGTCGCCGGACGGCGTCGCCTGGATACCCTCCGAGCGCGCTTTGGCCGAAGGCGGACAGACACTGATCGACAAGGGCATCCTGCTTTCGTCGATCACGCACGACGCTGGCCCGGACTATGCCGAGTGGGGATCTAACCTGGTGTACGCCGGCATTCACCAATTCGGCGGTGAAACCGGCCGTGGCGGTGCCACGAAATTGCCGGCACGCGAATACCTTGGCATTGGCATCGGCGACGAGTTCGCGATCGTGGCTGCCGCTGAAGATTACCTCGGAGAGCTGCTCAGATGATCGGCACCATCGAGCAGGCGATGATTGACAAGATCGCGGCGGCATCGAGCGGCGCCACGCCGGCGCTCGGCTACAAGATCAGGGACGTGAAGTCATACGGCGGTGAGTTGGAAGGTCCGGTCACCGAGATTGCCAAACGTTCGCCGGCCGTCCTGGTGATGTTCTCGGGTATCCGCGAGGCTCTGCATCTCGGCGGCGAGCAGTGGCAATACACCGCGGGATACGCAGTCATCGTTCTTCACCAGGACCGCCGCAACAACAAGGCTGCCCGTCACGGCGCCGGCGCCGGCGACGTCGGCAGCTATCAGATGGCGACCGACATGCTGCAGCTCCTGGTCGGCGAGGATCTCGGTCTCGGGATCGGGGCGATCGAACCGGGCCGCGTCGTTGCCCTCATCAACTCGAAGACGGTCTCGGTCTACTCGGTCGAGATCCGGACCACGTTCATTATCGACTATCAGGCTGCGGCCACGGACCTAGACGATTTCGCCCAACTTCACGTCGATTGGGACGTGCCGACGTTCGGCAACGTCTCGACGGATCTGCCGGCCGCTACGGCCGACGCCCAAGACAACATCGAACCGGAGCAAGAATGATGAAACGCACGTTTAAACCCTCGTCCGCGGATCTCGTGGTTCGCGATCCTGTCACCCTTGAAATGCTGCCGGTCGACGGCAAGACGGTCGATGACAGTCCGTACTGGCGCCGGCGCCTGAGCAGCGGCGACGTCGTCGAGATCAAGGCGGCGGCGAAAAAGAAACCCGCCAAGACCGAACAGAAGGAATCCTGATCCATGTCTCTCAGCTTCAACAACATCCCGATCGACATCCGCACGCCGGGCGCGTTCCTTGAGATCGACAACTCGAACGCCGCGCGCGGCCTGCCCGGCATGCCGTCGCGCATCCTTGTCATTGGCCAGCGTCTGAGCACCGGCACCGTCGCCGAGGCCGTGCCGACCCAAGTGCTCAGCGAAGATGCCGCCGAGCTGTATTTCGGTCGCGGCTCGATGTTGCACCTGATGTTCCGCGCCCTGAAGAAGAACAACAAGTGGACCGAGTCCTGGGCGGTTGCGCTCGATGACGCCGAAGCGGGGGTTAAAGCATCCGGCACCGTCACCTTTGGCGACGGCACCACGGCCGCCGGAACCCTCAACCTTTACATTGCCGGCCAGCGCGTGCGTGTCGCCGTGGCGGCCGACGACGATGGCAGCGACATCGCCACCAAGGTCGTCGCGGCGATCACGGCCGCGACGGATCTGCCGGTGACGGCTGCGGTCAATGGATCGACGGCGGAACAGGTAGACATCACGGCCAGGCACAAAGGGCTTGCCGGCAACGACATCGATCTTCGCGTCAATCACTACCCGGATGAAAAGCTGCCGACCGGCCTCACGGTCACGTTCGGGGCCATGTCGTCCGGTTCCGGCAATCCGGACATCGCCGATGCGATCGCGGTTCTCGGCGATCAGTGGTACACGGACTGGATCGTCCCCTGGACCGATTCCTCGAACCTGACCGCGCTCGAAGCGGAACTCGCCGCCCAGTTCGGCCCGATGACGATGCGCGACGGCTTCGCTTACACCGGCGCGCGCGGTACGCACTCGGCGCTGACCACGCTCGGTAACGGCCGCAATTCGCCGCACCTTTCGATCATGGGCGCCGACAGCGCACCGTCCGGACCTTGGGCCTGGGCCGGCGCATACGGCGGCACCGCAGCTTACCACGTCAAGATCGATCCGGCCCGGCCGCTGCAGACGCTGCCGCTGCCGTCGATCATCCCGCCGAAGGTTGAAGACCGCTTCTTGCTGCAGGAGCGCAACCTGCTGCTCCACGACGGGATTGCCACCTTTACCGTCGACGACGGTGGGATCGTCCGGATCGAGCGCGCGATCACGACATATCAGACCAACGCGCAGAGCGTCGCCGACCCGTCGTTCCTCGATCTCAACACGATGAAGACGCTCGCCTACCTGCGCTACAGCGTCCGGGCGCGCATCCTGCAGAAGTTCCCGCGCCACAAGTTGGCGAATGACGGGACGCGCTATGGCCCCGGCCAAGCGGTTGTGACGCCGAAAACGATCCGCGCCGAGCTTATCGCCCTGTTTAAGCAATGGGAGGAAGCCGGCCTGGTCGAGGACATTGATCAGTTCAAGGACGAGCTGATCGTCGAGCGTGACAGCACCGACGTCAACCGCGTCAACGCACTGATCCCGCCCAACATCATCAACCAGTTCCGCGTTCTCGCGGGCAACGTCCAATTCGTCCTCTAAAAAGGAGAGTTCAAAATGAAACCCGTAGGCGGAACAGTTTACGTACAGATCGACGGCCGGCAGGTCGCGGCGAAGGGCAACTGGACCTTCAACATCGGCAACCCGAAACAAGAACAGCAGCAGCATGGCATCACGTCCATGTGGCAGCCGTCCAAACTCGAAGGCGTGATCACCGACGTCGAGGAAGAGGACATGGACGCCCTCACGCAGCTGCAGGGCGCCACGCTCACGCTGGAGCTTCAGAACGGCAAGACGTGGGTCATGCGCGAAGGCTCGTTCACCGGCGACGGCGACGCGACCACCGAGGCCGGCGAGATTGCCGTCACCTTCGAGAGCCGCCACAAGCTGGAGAAGGTCTGATGGCCGGGGAAGTTGTCATCAAGCTCTCCCACCCGATCGAGGCGCACGGTGCAGAAGTCAGCGAGCTGACGCTGCGCCGTCCGCGCCTGAAGGATCTGAAGGGGATCAGCATGGACAACATCACCGGCGATCTGATGATCGAGCTGGTGGCGCGCCTGGCGGAGATACCGCCGAGCGCCGCCGGCGAGATCGACGCCGGCGACTTCGAAGCCATCGGCGAGGCGTTCAGCGCTTTTTTTCCAAAGCGTCCGGCGTCGGGCGCGGCTGGGAAACCAAACTAGCTGAGGTCGCTTTCGGGTACGGCTTCGGCCTCGACGAGCTTTGGAATCTGACACTCGACGATCTTGATTTCTGGCACATGCAACTGAGGGCAATTCATGAGCGATCTCAAAGCTAGCATTCTTCTCCAGGCGATCGACCGGATGACGGGCCCCATGCGCGGGGCCGTCACCAATTTCAAGCGTGCTACGGGTGAAATGGTCGCCGCCGGGAAAAAAGCGCAGGAGAGCATGAAGGGCTTCCGGGACGCTTCCAAAAACGTGAACGATTTTGGCAAGTCTATGGCACTCCGCGTAACAGCGCCGATCGTCGCCTTCGGTGGCCTGACCTTGCGTTCGGCCGCGAACTTCGAGGCCGCGATGAACAAGGTCGGTGTCCTCACGAATGCAACGGGACAGGATCTGAAAAGCTTGGAGGCTCAGGCACGTGAACTCGGCCGCACCACACAATACTCAGCTTCCCAGGCGGCGGAAGCGATGAGCTTTCTGGCGATGGCCGGCTTTAACACCGAAAAGATTATCGGCTCGATGCCGGGAACGCTGCAGCTTGCGGCAGCTGCAAACATGGACCTTGCCCAGGCGGCGGATATCGTCTCCAACGTCATGACAGGGTATGGCTTTGAGGCGGAGCAGCTTACCCGCATCAACGACGTTCTCGTCAAAGCCTTCACCAGTGCGAACACGGATCTGACGCAATTTGCCGAGGCGATGAAAATTGCCGGTCCGGTCGCTAAGGGCATGAACCTTGACTTCGAAGAGACGGCTGCCGTTATCGGCATTATGGGGAATGCGGGCTTCCAGGCGTCGCTTGCCGGTACTGCGCTGCGAGGAACGCTATCGAAACTGTCCAACCCCGCGAAGGATGCTCAGAGGGCGCTTGCCCGCCTTGGCATTCGCAAGGCCGATATCATGGATTCAGCCGGGCAACTGAAATCGCTGACTGAGATCATTAAAGTTCTGGAGGTCAAGGGCGCCGGCGCTGCCGACTTGCTGGAAATTTTCGGCGAGCGTGCCGGCCCGGCGATGACCGCCGTCTTGTCACAGGGATCATCTGCCGTCGCCGAACTCACGGCAAAGCTGCAGGAAGCCGGCGGCACGGCGAAGCGCGTTGCCGACGCGCAGATGAAGGGCGCCGCGGGTGAAGTCCGGAGGCTGGCGTCGGCCTTCGAAGGCCTACAGCTGGCGATTGCCGACAGCGGACTTTTGCAGTGGTTTACGGACGCGGTGCGCAACATGACGGACTGGGTACAGGGCCTCTCGGAATCCTCTCAGACAGCGCTCAAATGGGGCACGATTATCGCCGGCATCGCCGCTTTGATTGCGCCGCTGATCATCGCGATCGGCTCATTGGGATTGGCCATAAACGGTCTCGTCGTCGGCGGCGCCGCTTTGGGGGCGTTCTTCACGGCGTTGACAGGCGGATTTGCCGCGATGTCAGGGGCGGTCACGACCTTTGGGGCCGCTCTGATGGCGACGCCGATCGGTTGGATTATGGCGGCTATAGCAGCCCTCGCCGCTGCAGCTTACCTAATCTATGCCAATTGGGAGCCAATCAGCGCGTTCTTCTCAGATCTATGGGATGGGGTCGTTTCCAATTTCACAAGCGCGCTTGAGGCCATCCGAAACGGCTTAGGCGCGATCACAGATCTGGTGCCTAGCGGCGTCAGGGGCTTTTTTGGCTTGGGAGATGATCGGCCACCGGCGGCGGGTGCTTCCGCATTTCCAAATGGCATTGGCGGCGGTCGCAGCACGGTCGGCGGCGAGATCAACATCCGGATCGACAGCGAGGGGCGGCCGCGCGTGCGCGGGTTGAAATCGAGCAATAAGGATGTCGGGCTGACGGTTGACACCGGTCTCGTGATGGAAGGCGGTTAATGCAGATGCGTGCTACCGAGAACCATCAGATCCTTGGATTTGCCGATCGGCGCGCCGTTGAGCCGTTTGCAAAGATCCTTGCCGCCCTCAAGAACGTAGCCTTGACGTGCGTGCTTGTTCAAGACGGCGATCTCCGCAACACCGTCCAGAACGTGCGGGCGCGTAATCTGTCCCATGCAGACGCCGGCGGTGATGACGCTAATATACATCCGGTCGGTGACCCGGTTCTGCGGCAGAACAATCTCGGCGCGCTCTCCGGCAACGCGGGCGTCGATCGGCGCCCACATCTCAAGGGCCTTCATAAGACCGTCTCGGGTTTCGGCGCTGGCCGCGGCGGCCGCCAGGCAAAACAGAACGGCAAGCGTGAAGCGTTTCAACATGGCGTGTATCTCCTCATTCCGGGGAGCATAGCACCATGAGCTGGCGCGACAACCTTCGCCCGGCGTCCTTCAGGGGCGTTGAGTTCCACTACGAGGATCTCGGCCGGGATTTCGGCCGGCGGGTTAAGACCCACAAGTATCCGGGCAAGAATGATCCGTATCACGAAGACCTCGGCGCCGACGCCGATGCGATCCGGATCAACGCCTATGTCCTGGAGCCGGACCACATGGCCAAGGCCGACCGGCTGCGCGACGCGCTCCTGAAGAAAGGCGCCGGCACCCTCGTGCATCCGTATTACGGCGAAATCACCGTCGTGTTCCTGACCGCCAGCGAAACGATCACGACGCGCGAAGGCGGCATGGTGCGCTTCAATCTGCGCTTCGAACGCGCCGGGCCGAACCGCAACCCGTCCTCGCGCGTCGACACCGCCTCGCTCGTCGGCACCCGCGCCGCCGAGATCGATGCGGCGGCAATCGCCAATTTCGGCGCGTCGTTCAGCGTCGAAGGACAACCAGGCTGGATCGCCGACAGCGCCGAAGAGGATCTCGGCGCCGTTCTCGATACAACCGATCTGACGCTGGGTGATGCGGTTAATGCCGCCGGCGATGTCGCGGACCTTGCTTTTGCGATCGCCGATATCCGCACCAACGCGGCAACCCTGATCCGTAACCCGTCGCAGCTCGCGACCAGGTTATCGACGACGTTGGGAAGCATGTCCGGTGTCTCGCCGATGCTGAAGCTGGCCTCGGACGGCTTCGGCCTCGCAACCGTCGCGGCGACGACGCCGTCGCGGCTTCTGCAAAAGAACAACCGCCAGGCGCTCGTCGACCTGCTCGGCGGGGTATCGCTTTCCGGTGCCATACGCAGCCTGCCCGGCACCACGTTCGAAACGACGGCGGATGCTTACACCGCGCGCGATGCGATCGCGGCCGAGGTCGACCGTCAATCGCTTATCGCCCCGTACAGTGTGGCGCGCACCCTCTCGGCCGGGCTTGCGGCCGTCGCCCGGCACGTATCGGCAACGGCACCGGCACTACCGCGTCTGATCCGCGTCACGCCGGCGATGACCAGACCGTCGATCGTGCACGCCTATGATCTTTATGGCGACGACGTCGAGGGCGTCATCACCCGTGCCGGACAGATCGCGCAGCGCAACCGGCTGCGGCATCCGGGCTTCGTGCCGGCCGGCGATGTGATGGAGGTACTCGGCAATGTCTGACGTCACGCCGGAACTCCATATCGACGGCAATATCTACAGCGGCTGGACCGAGGTGTCCTGGACGCGCGACATCGAGCGCATGGCCGGCACCTTCGAGCTGCAGCTGACCGACCGCTGGCCCGGCATCGAGAGCGCCCGCGCCGTCCTGCCCGGTCAGGCCTGCCGCTTGACCGAAGGCGGCGACACGCTGGTGACCGGCTGGCTCGATGACGTAGATCTCGATCTCGGGGCTTCCGATCACACGATCTCGGCTGTCGGCCGCGACAAGACCGGCGACCTGGTCGACTGCGCCGCGATCCACGCCGGCGGTGAATGGACCGATCAACCGCTATTCAGCATCGCCGAGGACATCTGCCGGCCGTTCGGGATCTCCGTACAAGCCGAGGCCGCCGAGGCCCGCGAGACCATCCGCCGTTTCAAGCTGGAGGAAAGCGAGACCGCCTTCGCCGCCATCGAGCGGCTGTGCCGGATCAAGGGCATCCTGCCGACGTCGACGCCGGCGGGCGCACTCTTACTTACCAGCGCGGCCCGAGCGACCCGGAGCGGCGCCACGCTGCGCCAAGGCGAAGACGGCAATGTGATGTCCGTCAAGGCGCGCTTCAGCAGTTCGCAACGCTTCGGCACCTATACGGTCAAGGGGCAGGATGGCGGTTTCGAATTCGGTTCCGGCGAGGAAGCGGCAAGCCCCAAGGGCGAGGCCTCCGATCCGGGCATTTCGAGATACCGGCCGACGATCATCCTGGCCGAGGAATCCGTCGACGCCGGCGCCTGCGAACGACGCGCCAAGTGGGAGGCATCCGTCCGCAAGGGGCGTGCCCGCCGCGCCACAGCCATTGTGCAGGGGTGGCGGCATCAAGGTGGGCTGTGGCTGCCGTTGACGCTGGTCGATTGCGAGATGCCAAAACTCAACCTCTCCACCGAGATGCTCATCACAGCCGTCACCGGCAAGAAGAACGAACAGGACGGCACCACCGCCGAGCTAACACTCGCCGACCCGGCCGCGTTCACCGGCCTCGCCATCGGTGAGAGCGAAGAAACCGAGTGGGGCTGGTGACCATGAAGGCGCTCCTTGAGAAACTCCAGAGAGGTATCCGGCTGATGATCGGCCGCGCCGTCATCGCTTCGATTGACGACGGCACCGGCCTGCAGCGTCTGCAGCTGAAGGCGCTCGCCGACGAGGTCATGGATCTCCGTGAACGGTTTCAGGAGTACGGCTTTAGCTCGCACCCGCATAAGGGCGCCGAGGCGGTGCTCGTTTCGCTCGGCGGCAACCGCACCAACACCGTGGTGATCGCCGTCGATGATCGACGCTATCGTCTGAAGCTGGAGAACGAGGGCGACGTTGCCATGTATTCATCCGGCGAGAACTACCTGATCATGCGCGCCAACGGTGATATCGACTGCCGTGCGCCTGGCGACGCCCGGATTGCGATCGAAGGTGACGCCGATGTCATCGTCGGCGGCGAGGCGCGGATCGAAGGCGACATCGCTCGACTGACCAGTTCCACGAAGACCATCGTTGAATGCGCCGGTCACGGCTTCGTGCTCTATCCGGACTATCAGGACAATTACACGACCGGCGCCGTTGCCGGCACCACGTATTCGATCGCCTCGCCGGAGATCCCGTCATGACCGATATCAAGGCCGTGTTCGTCGGCGAACGCATGGTGTCCGATCTGGCGCTCGATGCCGGCGCTTTGCTGGCGGAAAACGGACTGGAGACCGCCGTCGTCATTTCACTGTTTACCGACCGCCGCGCCGAGCCGGATGACAAATTGCCGGCCGAGGCGACGGACCGCCGTGGTTGGTGGGGCGATGTCGCGCCGCCGATCGTGAACGGCCGCCCGGTCGACGGCGCGCGCATCGGCTCGCGTCTCTGGCTGCTCTCACGCGAAAAGCAAACGCAAGCCGTCGTGGAGCGCGCCCGGACTTACTGTGCCGAAGCCCTCGCCTGGATGATCGAGGACGGGATCTGCGAGCGCGTCGACGTCGAGGCCGAGATCGTGCGCGCCGGCGTGCTGGGTTTCGGGATCACGATTTACCGACCCGACGCCGACGCGGTCGGCTTTCGATACGACTACACCTGGCAAGGGCAGGAAAGGAGTGCGGCATGAGCGGGCCGAACGTCGTAGAGCGCTGCCGGGACGGGAAGCTGATGTTCGGCTGCCCCGGCTGCGGCCTAGCACACGAGGTCAATGTAGACCGCCCGGAGCGCCCGCGCTGGGAATGGAACCGCGACATGGTCTGCCCGACCTTCAAGCCGTCGATCCTCGTCCGCGGTACCCGGCGCATCACCGACGAGGAAGCCGAGCGGATCATGGCCGGTGAGAAACTGGAGCGCGTGAAACTGGTCTGCCACTCGTTCGTCACGGACGGACAGATACGCTTCCTTGGCGACTGCACGCACGAGCATGCCGGCAAAACCCTGCCGCTGCCGCCGATAGAGAACGAGGACGCCTGATGCCGTACAACCGCCCCACACTTCCGGATCTGATCGACGCCGCCGAGACCGACATCGAGGCGCGGCTGCCCGGCGCCGACGCGCGCCTCCGGAACTCGAACTTGAATGTGCTGGCCCGCGTCGAAGCCGCCGGCCTCGACGGCCTCTACGACTTCGTCAATTGGACGTCGAAGCAGATCCTTCCCGACACGGCCGAGGCGGAGATCCTCGACCGCCACGCGTCGATCTGGGGCATTGCGCGCACGCCGGCCGCGTTTGCCCAGGGCAACGTCACGATCACCGGTACCAGCGGCACAGTTGTGCCGGCGGGAACACGCCTGCGCCGGTCGGATAACGTGACCTACGCGACGGATGCCGAGGCGACGCTCGCGTCCGGTACCGCCACAGTCGCCATCACGGCCGAAACCGCCGCAGCTGCCGGCAATGCGTCCGCGGCCGCCGCCGTCAGCCTGGTCTCGCCGATCGCCGGCATTACCACACAGGCGGCGGTAGCATCGGGCGGTCTGACCGGCGGCGCCGACGCGGAGACCGATGCTGCGCTTCGCACCCGCGTCCTTGCCCGTATCCAGCAGCCGCCGCACGGTGGCGCCGGCTTCGACTATGTTAAATGGGCGCTCGCCTTTCCCGGCGTGACGCGGGCGTGGGTCTATGCGCAGGAGTCGGGCATAGGCACCGTGACCGTCCGCTTCATGATGGACGACACGTACTCGAACGGCATTCCGCAATCCGCCGACGTCACGGCGCTGCAGGCGTACCTCGACGCGCTGCGACCGGTGACGGCGGACCTGACCGTCGTCGCCCCGGTGGCCGTCCCGCTCAATATCGTAGCGCTGACCATCTCGCCGTCGTCGAGCACGGTCCAGGCGGCGATCGAGGCCGAGATCGCGGATCTGATCCGCCGCGAGGCCGAGCCGGGCGCAACGATCCTGATCTCGCACCTGAGAGAAGCGATTTCCGTCGCCGCCGGCGAGACTGACCACGCCCTGACCAATCCCTCGGCCAACATCACACATTCGACGGGCGAGATCGCCACCGTCGGCACCTTCCCGTGGAGCGCATGATGCAGGCGGATACGGCGCAATATCTTCACCTTCTGCAGCAGCTGCTGCCGCCCGGCGCGGCATGGCCGCGCGAACCGGATGCGGTCCTTACCAAATTGTTGAAGGCCGCCGCCGATGGCCTGGCGCGTGCCCACAACCGTGCAATCGGCCTGATCGAAGAAACCGACCCGCGAGCGGTCAACGAAATGCTGGCAGATTGGGAGCGTGTCGCCGGCCTGCCGACTGCCTGCCTTGCCGGTCTCGACCAGACCGCCGAGGAACGACGCGCGACTCTGCACGCGCATATCATTTCCGGCGGCGGCCAGTCCCGCGCGTTCTTTATCGCCCTCGCGGCCGCGCTCGGATACGAGATCACGATCACCGAGTTTCGGCCGATGAAGGCCGGCATGAAGGCCGGTTCGCCCTGTTGCTCGGCCGTCTGGTGGTTCGTGTGGCGCGTCAACGCGCCGGAGACGACGGTGCGCCACATCAAGGCCGGTTCCGGCAAGGCCGGCGAGCCGATCCGTTCATGGGGGAATGAGCGGCTCGAATGCGAAATCACGCGCCGCAAGCCGGCGCACACCCTAGTCCAATTTGCTTATGGAGAGAGCTGATGTTTCGAATTGATAATTCCACGTCGGCGGCGACGGCCGACGAAGTCCCCGCCGCCGGCACGGAACAGCATTTTACCGAGGGCAACCCGTCCACCTCTGTCGAGGCGACGGATATTCCCGCCTGGTGGCTCAACATGATGCAGGACGAAATCCGCAACGTCGTCACCGGCGCCGGCCTTACACCCGCCAAGGACAACAACGCCCAGCTCTATGCCGCCGTCCAGGCACTGATCGCGGCCGCGGTCGGCCAGCCGGTCGACATCCCGTTCTATGCCGGCTACGACAGCGACGGCACTGGCAAGGATCTGGCGGTGCAGGCGTACGGCGCCGTCGTCATGCCCCGCGACGCGACGATCACCGGCGACATCGGGCACCTGCGGACGGCAGCGACCGGCGCCGACCTGATCCTCGATATCGAGGTCAACGGCGTGTCTATCTTTGGCACCAATCCGAAGTTCACCGCCGCCGGTACGGTCTTTACCGCCGGCGTGATCGACGGCGTTGACGATGAAGTCGTAATCGACGTCGCCGCCGGCGACCTGGTCGAGTTCAAGGTCACGCAGATCGGCTCGACGATTGCCGGGCAGCGGCTTTGCTACACCGTCAAAGCGGTGACGCGCTGATGCTGGCCGGCGCAGACAATACGTCCTGGGGGCATAAGTCTTCGCTGATCCCGACGACATGGAACCCGGCCGACAAGGCGGCGGGGATCAGCCTGACGAACGGCAACAGGACCGCGACTTGGGGGTCTTACGATGAAAGCCTGCGCGGCGTGCATGGCGTCGATATCGAAACCGAGTTCGCGTACCTGGAATTCACGCCGGACAACGAGTATGCGACTGGCTTTTTTGGCATTGCCAACGCCTCGGCGGCGCTCACCGGGACGAACCATTATGCCGACGGAAATTCGTGGATGCTCTACGTCCTGGACGGTCGCAAGCAGTACACCACCGCGACGGCGTACGGGGCGAGCGGCATAACACCTGCTCAGATCGGAATGATGGCAATCGGCGGCGGCAAGGTCTGGTGGGGCGTTGACGGCACTTATTTCGCGTCGGGCGACCCGGCTGCCGGCACCGGCGCCGCTTTCACCGGGCTGACCGGGATCATGTATCCGTACGCATTCCATGGCAGCGCAACCGCCGCCGCTTACACCATCAACTGTGGACAGGAACCGTTTGCTTTCGGCCCGCCGTCCGGTTTCCCGCCGGGCTGGGGCGCAATCGAATGATTGGAGAAATTTCATGACGCTTTATATCGATATCAACAACCCGGCCGCCGTGCCGGTCCCGAAACCGCAGAAGGCGCCGATCCTGAACGATCCCGCCGCCAGCCCCACCAACTGCAGCCATTGGACGGATGCGGAGTTGGCTGAAATATCCGGCTACCTCGTCGTCACCGGCTACGATCCGCGGCTGCACATCGCCACCGGCGGCGCCACGGATAACGAGGACGGCACGGCAACGCCGAACAAGACCGACCGCGATCTCGCCACGGTGAAGGATCAGATCAAGGCGCAGATCGACGCTGCGGCCGAGGCGGCGCGGCTGCAGTTCATCACCGCCGGCGCCGGCCAGGCGCTGACCTATTCGCGAAAAGAGACACAGGCGCGCGACTGTCTGGCCAACTACGACGATCAATCCCCGCCGAGCGAGGGGACGTATCCGGCGCTCGATGCCGAGGTCGATATCACCGCCGACAGCATCCTCGGCGTTGCCGCCATCGTTGTTGCAAACGCCGATGCATGGGCGCCGGCTGGCGACGCCATCGAGACAATCCGCCTCGGCGGCAAGAAGGGCGTCGTCGATGCCGCCGACCTTGCCGCGGCCTACGCCGTCTATGACGCGATCACCTGGCCGGCGCCGTCGTGAATTGGCATGGCCAACGATGATGATATGCACCTGGATTAGGCGAGCAAAGCGAGATGCCAAACGGCGCCGATAGTAGATACAAGGAAAAGAGTGGTGGAGATGACACTAAATATAATCTCGGTGATCATGGCCTGCCTGGGCTCTCCAGGGGGGGAGATTTCTCCAATATCTTCATTGAACTGGTGATAGAGAATTCCGCGGTACCGCTCCCACTGCATGGCTACGGCGAACCAACCAAACAACATACCGATCAGGTAGCCAATGAGTACAAATAGCAAATGTAACCCGAAGCCTTCATCGGGTGCATCTTTAAGGCTGCCGCCGATGAAGCTGAGCACCGCGATCGTGCCACCAGCATTCGCTAGCACCATCGAACGGGAAATGAATTTATCCGCGTCGAGCAACCGGCTGCGCATCGTTTCACGCTCTGCACTTTGTGGTTCTTCCATTATCCCCTCCGTTCCTCGACCGGGGCGGGGGCCGGGGCGCGCCAACGCCCCAAGCCGAGCGCCTCAGACGCTCCTGACCAGAACCGGCCGTCAACTGGCCAGCCCGCCACCTCCGCGCGGAGGCGGGTCGATGGTAGGAGCGCCCCGACGTGGAGTCGACTCTCGAAGATATCCGCTGTTCAAAATGCAGACGCCTGCTGGCTAAGGGGATCTGCATTGTGTTAGAAATCAAGTGTCCCCGATGCGGGGCGATCAATTCCCTGAGAGCCGCCGGCGCCCAGCCGGACAAGAGCCCCTCCCGAGAGCGCCCCTGAGCGTCGTCGGCCGTGATAACGGCCTGAATTGGACGATGATGGCCGATAAGCTCATGCCGGTTACACCGGTACTGCCGGTAGCACCATATCAGGGTGGCAAAAAGAACCTTGCCGCCCGGCTATGCGCCAAGATCGAATCGCGGCCGCACCGGCTCTACGCCGAGCCGTTTGTCGGCATGGGGGGCGTGTTTCTGCGTCGCTCAATGCGGCCGAAGGCCGAGGTCATCAACGACCGGTCCCGCGAGGTCGCCAATCTGTTCCGGATCGTCCAGCGGCACTATGTCCCGTTTCTGGAGATGATGCGCTTCCAGATCACGACACGCGCCGAGTTCGAACGCCTGGTCAAGACGCCGGCCGACACCCTCACGGATCTGGAGCGCGCGGCAAGGTTCCTCTACCTGCAGCGGACCGGATTCGGCGGCAAGGTTGCCGGCACGGCTGTGTTTGGCGTCTCGCCCGACCGGCCGGCCAAGTTCGATGTGACCAAGGTCGGCCCGATGCTGGAGGATCTGCATTCCCGGCTTGCCGGGGTGACGATCGAGTGTCTCGACTTCGCCGAGTTCCTGACGCGCTACGATCGGCCGCGCACGCTGTTCTACCTGGACCCGCCGTATTGGGGTTGCGAAGGTGACTACGGCAAGGATCTGTTCTCTCGGGCCGATTTCGAGCGTCTTAGGGACGTCTTGAGAGGCCTCAAAGGGGCTTTTATCATGTCCCTGAACGATGTGCCGGCGGTGCGCGATCTGTTCGGTGAATTCGACATCGAGGCCGTCGAGACGACATACTCGATCGCCAAGGCCGGCAACAAGAGAGTCGGCGAGGTGATCATCAGTGGGAGGTAAGTTCAATGTCAGGTGGCGGAGGGGAAGACAGCGACCGAGGGATGTTGCATGACAGCAACCTCGTACGTTGGCAAAAGATGTACGAATCAGCGCTACACAGCGATCGCCTTGCGGGTGAGATCGGAGTCTTTGTTCTTAAAATTCTACTGGCAATCAACGGAGGTGCGCTGATCGCATTGATGGGAGCGTTCCAGCGGTTGGCTGAGAATAAAGAGATTGCAGCCGGCCTTACGGGCGGCGGTCGAATGTTCTTGTGGGGCTTGTCGGCGGCAGTGGTGGCCGCTGGTGCGTCGTATTTCTATCAAAGCTTTGTCACGGTAGCCGAGTGGGGCAGTATGCAAAGGGAGTTTGGGAACACAACGTATGTAGCGTGCGCTGAAAAAGTAGCACCGGCTATCATATACGGCATCGTCATTCCGCTATGTTTGGCATCGTTTGGCCTGTTCTATGCTGGCGCTCTTGATGTCTTGCTAGCACTGGAAAGTTTGGCGGCCCTGCCGGCGCCTAATTAGGGAGTTCAGGAGAGATAATTCTGCTCCAGCTTTCAATGACGACGACTCCAGAAACAAATGCCGCGCTACACCTCTCCCCCTTCCAGGGGGAGAGGTTAGGTGAGGGGGTCAGAATAAGAGAGGGAGTGCATCTATCTCAAACCGTCCGCTCTTTTTCCGACTGTTGGGCAAAGAAAGACGTCTTCGGATATTCCGGCACGGCGATGTCGAACGCTTCGCCGCGCACCCGGCGCGGATCGGAACCGCGCACGAACAACCCCATATGTTTCGTCGGCACCGGGTTCGGCGAACACGGCATCGCATCGCCCGCCGAATAGACGCAGATGAACAGCGTGCGCGGCATGTCCGACAGGTTCGGCTC